TCCTGATAAGGATACAAAAAAAAAGTTATTTTTTAAAAAATGGATAACATACTATTACACCAATCAATACTATCAATACACAAACAGTAATTGACATTGTAATTGGGCTAGTAGTTTCATAATATGTATTTATTTTTTTATTTATTATTCCAATTAAATTATATGGTTCTCCTCCTCCGAGAAATTCTGGAACAGCTATGTTACAATTAATCACGCATTCGCTTAATTTTCTTGGTTGTTGATTTGTAATTAAACTACCTGAACTAATAATTGGTTTTGTGATATTTTTACCAGGTAAATATGGAAGACATCTACCATTGCTACATGTAAATTTTATTTCCCAATATTTTGGTCCATACTGTGCAGGTGATAATACAAAAAATGGAAAAATATTACCCCGTTCCCATGGTTGGTATGAATCAACACTTTCCGAAATAGTACGAGAAGAGTCACCTACAAATTCGTAATGTGGTACAGTAAATCTGCTATCGGGATCTTGTATTCTTTTTAAATAATTATTTTTAGAATGTACTGGTGGATTTGGATCAAGACTCGGAAATACAATATCTCCAGAAATGTCACCCAATACATGAGTAAATATTGGTATAGAATACTCAACGGCTTTAGTATATGCTATAAAATATACACAATTACCGCTTATATTATATGGATCATATGTAAACTTTATTTCATTAGTATCATATGGTTCTGACATTCTTTTATTTGCACAAAATAGAGACATTCCATATGGTATTGGTCTAACCATAGGGTTAATAGCATAAAACTCAAACTTTTTTACCCATCCTGTAGGTGATGGTGGAGGTCCACACTCATAATTATAAGAACCAGATTCTAGATTTGGCGGTGCTATATAACCACGAAAAATACCTTTTTTCTTGTCTACAAAATGATACACGCAGAACGGTAGAACATCGCTTTGAGAAGAAAATTCTTGAATTTCTGTTGTTATAGATTCCATTTATGTTAATATAACATTAAACTTTGTATCCATATTTACGACATTCATTAACTATGAAAGATTGGATATCTTTTATTTTCACAGTGTACGGAACAGTAATAAGAACAACTCCATTTTCCTTGCATATTCTCTGTTTCATGTCATCTCTGTACTTTTGATTCAAAAAGTGAGCCTTGCTTTTTTGGAAGTATGGAGTGTAAACATAGTGTTGAACTCCGTTATATTCCACTGCCAATTTCATATTAGAATCATAACAGTCCAATTCGAGATTAAAATTACCACCTGTAACCGGGTTACGCAAGAAATCAGGCCTTGAAGATGCAAACTTGCGGTTAAATAATGATTGGAGTACTCTACGACACTCAGATTCTCCCTTACTCTCTTTAGCACGGCTACCAGTAGATGTATTATTTTTATTAGGTATATATTTATGTATATACTTAGGTGCTGTGTAATATTTTCCTTTCTCTGAGAAAGTCCCTGAAAAACCTCTTAGTTTATTATATATTCCAAAAATTATTAAAAAACCAAGGCAAATACCAAGGCAAATTTCAAATCCTTTATTATTCCACAGTTCTCTGAGTTTACTTAACATATTTATTATATAACTAGATTTTCTTAATTTTGTCAATAGAATGGTGTATGGTTCCAACCAAGCTCAGTAAACAATTTCTGACACACTTCATCGTGAAAGAATTTTCGATCTATTGTTTTTAGTATGATAAATTCTTCCTTCTTACATGGATGTTTATGACGGCGAAGAAGTTGATATAATACGTACTGTGTGTTTATAAAGTTCTTTCTATCAATATGTTTATATAGTTTGTCATATAACTCTGTAAGTGCGTCAAAATCGTCTAGTAATTTATCTTCCAGATATGATATATCATCTGGTTTAATACATGTCATTGTACTGTGAATAAGATGAACGTTTTCATAGTGATTAGAATATCCCAATTCTTTTAAAAACATGAGTATGTGGTTTTTTGTAACTTTCCTAAATCTTACATTGTTACTTTCATTTTCATCATCTAGAAGATGATGTAATAAGAACTCTTTCTCAAGATCTTTGTAAACTTTGGGTATTATAGTGCAGTTTTGCTTACCTTGATACTGTTTAATACAATCTCTGAAATGAACCTTTCGGTCATACATATATTTTGATGAAATATTTACCCTATCTATATCATTATATGACGAATTATGTTTCATGATATTTTGTTCTGCAAAACAGGACAGACATGTGTACGTGGTCTTGTCAAATATATCAAAATATTTTTTATTCCCACAATTTAAACAGACTACAGGAGGTGGTTTCTTGGATTTCATAGTATTAACTATATTTATATATTCGGATGCGACAGACAAGTAAGATTCGATTATCTTTCTTTTCTGTTTATTTTTTTTTACAGGTCTTCCCATAAAGTTCTTTTTGATTGGAGTTTTAAGAATCTTCTTATAATCTTCAATCAAACTAAAACTATTCACCAAATAGAAATTATACTTAGTAAGTGACTCAACTTCTTGTATATGAGATTTAAGCCTCTCATAATCTCTTGTAATGCTCGTGTGTAGACGTCCTGTTAATACCGATGATTTAATTGTTATATCCATATCAAGCAGTTGTTTTCTGTATAATGGAAGATTACTATAATCGTCCATGAATTGTTTACGAATATCACCATCTATTCTTAAAAGATCTGGTTCTGACATATCCTTTTTTTCATCCAAACTGTTACGTTTAAATGATTTTTGTATAGCTTCTAATCTTCTCTAGATGTAATTAATAGTTATATAAGACTTGTAAAATCGTATATAACGGTTTAATATTGTATATTGATAAAAGTTTTAGTGTATTTAACATAAATATACACAATTTGTACTTGATTGTAGTTGTTGTTGATGATTTACAATATATTTAGACCAATCTGATTTTTTTTCTTATTTAAAAAATAAATATTGTTCTATTAATAAAATGTCCACATTATCAACATCAAACATAACCTCAGGGTTTATCGATCTCGCAACTTTTGACGAGATTGAAAAGTACCTCTACGGTGGTCCAGACGCCACAGCCTATTTCGTTCGTGAGACCCGTAAGTCCACATGGTTTACGCAAGTCCCAGTTTCATTGTCTCGCGCTTCTGGAAATCCAGCATTCAACACTGAATGGGCTGTTTCCATCTCCAGAGCAGGTGATTACCTTCTCCAAACTTGGCTTCGTCTTACAACCCCATCAGTCGCTCTTGCAGCTACCCACGCCGGTACCAATCTTAGATGGACTCAAAATTTAATGCATAATATTATTCGCGAGTGTTGTATTACTTTCAATGATCTTGTTGCTGCAAGATTTGATAATTACCATCTTGACTTTTGGGCTGCTTTCACGGTCCCAGCAGGTAAACAGGTTGGTTACAACAACATGATAGGTAACACTAATTCTCTAATCCAGGGTGTTGCAGCAGCAGCAGGAGCAGCAAGTGCAGCCATCCCAGCAACTGTTCTTAATCTACCACTCCCATTCTTTTACACTCGTGATAGTGGTGTTGCTCTCCCAACTGCAGCCCTTCCATACAATGAAATGAGAATTAACTTTTCTTTCCGTAACTGGAGTGATTTGCTTATTTTATCTGATGCTGGTGTAGCGGCAGGTGAACAAAGATTGGCAATTAACGCACTCACCGATCTTGGAGCTGAGCCAGTTCTCACAAATGCAAATGTCTGGGCAGACTACGCAATTGTCTCAAATGACGAACGTAAACGTATGGCCTGTGCTCCACGTGATATCCTCATTGAACAAGTACAAACAGCTCCTAGACAGTCTTTCTTACCAGCCAACAATCAGCAATCTTTTGATATCAGATTCTCACATGCTATTAAGGTATTGTTCTTCTCTGTTCGTAATAAGACGTGGGCTTCTGAATGGTCTAATTACATGACAAATTCCCCTACCACTGCTGGGGCAGTCACTGTCTTCGCACCAGTTGGATCAGTTGACCCAGTCAGAAATACGTCTCTTATCTACGAGAATACCAGCCGTCTCAGTCAGATGGGATCGGATTACTTTTCTTTGGTCAACCCATACTTTCACGCTCCAGTTATTCCGGTAACCACGGGGTATCACATGTACTCTTACTCTCTTGACTTCATGTGTCTCGATCCAATGGGTTCTACCAATTACGGTAAATTGACCAATGTTTCCATTGTTCCTTTACCATCTGGTGTTGCCGGTGCCGCTGTTAATACTGGTACTGGTGCTGTTGGAGGTGCCGCAGGGAATGGTGCTGTTGGAAATGGAGCTGACTTTGCACAAACCTATGAGTTTATTGTCACGGCTGTCAATAACAACATTATCAGAATTTCTGGAGGCGCACTTGGTTTTCCTGTACTTTAAATTTTTTGTTTTTACAATTAATTACACAGTTTTATACTTTTATAAGTATAAAAATAGCATATAAGTTTACGCTGATATTTTTAAAACACCAGCATCGTTCCATATCTGACCAGTAACATTTGGATCTACTGTTGGAAGACCAGTAAGAATAATAGCACCATTTCCTTTTATTCTTAATCTCTCTGTATTGTCAGAACCTAAAATTAAATCTTCGCTACCATTTAATGTACCAATTGCAAAATTTTTATTGGAGTCGACAGTGTTTGAAAATATCAAAACATTATCAGTGGAACCAAAACGAGTGTTGTTTGAAGAACCAATACGAATACTACCCTGAGATGTTTCAAATTTAGTTGATACTTTTACATTTGGATCTGCGACTGTTAAAGTAGTTGTATTAATTTCATTAAAATTAATT